AGAGTTCACCGATTTGTAAGTTTTGTTTGAGACATTACCAGGTCTCGGAAAAGGTTATGCTTTTCTAGGTTTCCTCTTAGCTATCTTTTTGGGACGGCTTGAGAGGTAACCAGCACCAGTAGCAGCTCTATTTCTCTGCTCGAGATTTCTAAGGTAAGTTGCATTTACAGTTACATTAGCTCGTTTGGTGTTCTTTGCTCGCTGTTTTAAAGTTTGAGATGAAACTCTTGCTTTAGTAGGAGCAGGTCGAAAAGCCCTTTTCATAGGCGCAGGTCCGGGGGCTTTTGGAACTGCATTACCTTTTTTCTCAGCTTTCTTTTCTTTTTTCATTTGATTATTAACACTTCCCTTAACAAAGGTTTGTGGAGTCTGGAATATACCGTTATTCAATTTTGCAGTGTCTGCCCACTTAACCACTTGATTAGCGACAGTTTGTGCATTTCCAAACCAGGGGGCAACACTTTTTGCTATATCTGCCATCCCATCAACAAACCATTCGCCTAGGTAATTTTCATCAACTTTAACAGCAATAGGACTATCATGTGTAAGAATACTCATAGCCCGCATTGCAAGAGGTGAGTAGATAGGTGATTGAGTACCTAATGTTACAAAAGGTTTATTCTCCAACCCAACTGCCTCCTCAACATAAGAATTTAAGGTTAACGTATAACTGCCATCAGGAGGTGCTCCCATACACATAGCTCCTGTTTGATTAATTGGTGCCAGTTTAACTTGAGGTGGTATCAAATTCCTAATTATTGTAGGAACAGTTGTTGGTATAGTCATTACTTCTCGATAATCAGGACCTACTGGGAAACCAGAGACATTAGATGTCCAACCAATATTTCTAATTATGTTGGATGAATAAACTTCAGTTCCAACAGGTATATTGTAAAGAGGATTGATTGGACAAATAAATGCTGGTTCAGGAACACTCATTGGAATGTCTTCACTATGAAAGGTTGTTACAGCATAGACTCCTTCTTTTAAGAGCCACTGCTTACTACCAGATAAAAGTAATGCATCATCCACACTCTGAGGTGGGAGTTTCAACATAATCCCGTTTCCTTCTAACATTGTTTTTGTTGTCGCTGAATTATTTCCAACATCATACGCTATTAAATGAAAATCTTTCATCTGAGGTTCATTCTGTCGATAGACAGTTATCATCCCTTGTTTGACTATATTTGCTGTATTGTCTCGCAATTCCCAGCCTTGTGCAATTAACCTTGATGTAGCATCTATATCGGCAGCATCTAAGGCTAACTGTGCAAGAAAATTGCCAGTATTATTATCCGGACAATTTTCAAAGGTTGAGTTATCACTTCTAATAACCATTAAACCACCATATTGAATGGATGGAGTATCATCTTTATTAATGCTTGCAATTGAGCCTAAAGAAGTTGTAGAAGTGTTGCTAGTACAACATATAGGTGTTAAAATAGGAGTATTAAATACATGGAAATTCCACGGTCCCGTAGCAGGTGTACCTTCTCCGGACGCTGAATTAAATGTTACACTCTTTTTAATTAATCTTGTTATCGTAGATCCACTATAGTCATCGGGATAACCACATGATTTAGAAGGAAGATCATGAAAAGGGTCGAACCTCTGCATGATAGCTTGTTTCCCTTCTGGCAGCAAGGCTGCAATATTTGGAGAGCTTAAAGCAGCTAAAATCTGCTCGCCCCTTTTTACTCGTGATGTTGCCATTAAGTAGTTATTTATGATTGATTTTAAATCCATCCTACCTCCTGATAAGAATTCTAATGTTGTTAAAAAAATATAAAAACAACGAAAACTTTCACTACGGTACCAAGAAGATTGATATCCTCTCCCATAGTTAAAATCACCATATAATTTATAACCATTTACATAGTCAAAAAATTCACAAAACTCCAAATAAAATATTCTGCAATCTATGTCAAAACGAGGAGTTTTGACGTATTCAAATTTACTCATATACAAGTATGGAGAGTTTTGATTTTCTGTACGTGATATAAACCTAATGTAGCCTTGGGCTACAGTATAAGGAGTATATTCCATATGAAAATGTCCTTTTGGTTCTCCATACATAGATTGTGCTTCTCCATCCAGCCATTTCTTTTGACCAGATGTAAAATTCCCTTGTCTCTCTCCAAATTCAAAACCAAAATGAAGATGCATCATGTTATCATGGATTTTTCCATCATGAAGCTCTTTGATTTGTTTTAACCTTTGCTTGATTTTCGAATGTGAGATAAGGAAATTCGCATATTTCTCAATGTCATTATAAAGCCATTCTTCTGCATATGATAAAGATTTTAATTGCATTATTTTTGTAAAGTGATTTTCTTCACTTAACTCTTCTATTCCTTTCCTAGTAATACTAGAACATATTTTACCAATACGGGGGTACGCCACATATTTCCCATATTCGGGGACATATGTAGCGGAACTACCAAGAAATTCATGTTTCTCGTTTATAGGTTCCCCAACTCTATTCTCAGTCACAAGTATTGATGAAGGCTTAACTATCATGTTAAACCTGCCATAGACTTCAACTTCATCTTTTTGAAAATCTTCTATGGATTCCCAACCGAAGAATTTGAAGTCGGCTGCACCTAACTTATCATCTGAGTAGAGCCCCATCTCTACATTATCATCAATATCGGATAATGTAGGATATTCGCTATTTTTGTTAAAATACGCATAGATGAATAGATAAAGAACGATTATTAAATGTGCTATAGAATTATCAGAGGCAGTATTATTTGCTCCTGAATTATTCCCGCATTGTCTCATAAAAATTAATCCATTAGGACAAACGCAAAAAGGAAAAATACTATGGAACATAGTCCAAAATAGTAATTCTTCTAACTCATCTGGATACTCCAAGTGTTTCCACCTGAGGTAATAGGTATCTAGTAAAAAAACCGTCCTATCATATCCACTTGCGTCACTTTGAAAAACATGAGAGTAATTTTCCATTTCTCTCATAAAACGATCAAAGCCTCCATATTGCTTCTTCATCCCATATTTTATCCATTCATCTCTAGAATTTAGTTTTATATTCTCATTCTGAGTCTGAAAAAATAATTTCTGTTTCATTATTAAATCTAAAGGGCTCGTAAATGTAGTACGAACTTTTCCTTTAGCTAAATCTTCATTACTAAGAAATTCTTGTTTTGTTGCTATCCCTGCTAGAGGAATATAATCATGCCGCTGAATTAAATCAGCAAAAATGTGAGATGTTAATGCATCTCTTTTCTTCTTAATTCTATTCATTGAATAAACAACTCCTGCTGCCGAATCCATCTTAATTTCATTATCTTGAATAGAAGTTCTTGCCTCTAAACTAGTTTCTAAAATATAATCTGCATATTCAAGTGCTAGCTTGTAAATTGGATCATTGTCCATATTATACGGCTTTGTGTCACACTTATTTATGCTTGTCCAGCAGTTCTCTTCGAGAGCCCTAACCAATTCATAGTCACTTTCGTACTCTAAACGTTGGGTATTATACCCAAAGTCTTTATATTGTTTAAATGTTTTGTCAAATTGCGAAGAATAGTTTAACCCATCTTTGGCCAAGGAAACATACCTTG